TCAGAGCAGCCGCGGCGGACTCCGATCTGAGACTCGTAATCACCTGCGGTCTGCTTGCGCCGTTCGGCCTGGTCGCGCTCGCGTACCTCGTCGTGCGCGACGTGTGGAAGATGTGGAGGACCTAAGCCGGCGTCTTCTTCGGCACGAGCGCCCTGCGGTCGGCCGACAGCATCCATTCGCCGTCGAGCCCGCGCTGGCGCATGAACAGCCGCAGAGCCCCGATGCGCTGCGCTTCGATACTCTGCGCCTGCTGATCGAATTCGGCGAGCGCGGCGAGCATGGGTTCGTCGAACGCCACGCCTTCAAACGCCCCTGTCCCTTCAGGACAAGGCCCCGGCCCTGCGGGTCCGATCGCGCCGTTTGCGCGCGGCGTTTCCATCTTTTCTTCCATTACGCTTTCACTCCCGGCGCGGGCGCGGGCGAATCGTTCCGTTCGCGCCACTGCGCCACCTGCTGATCGCTCACCGTCGTATTCGCGTAGCGCGGCATGAAGCCCGAAACGATCGAGTCGTTCTGCGCGGCGAGCGAATTTTCGGTCGCGCTGTCGTTGTCTTCGCTGATGAATTCGAGAATATTCGTCGAGGTCGCCGGGTCCTGAAGAAAGTACCCGAGCGTCTGCGTGGTCGTCGAGTCGAGCGATAGCGGAATGCTTTCGCCGACGACGCGGAGGCGAACCCATGCGTCGTCCGCGGGCGACGGAATCGGCTGCGCGACTTCGGAAGCGGACCATTTCGCGAGCGTGACGCTGTTGCGCTGCTTGACGACCTGCCGCGTGAGGTATTTCGACGTGAGTACGTTGTCTGCCATAAAACTCCTTAGCTGATCGTTAAGGTTGTCCCTCTGAAATTTCCGTCCGAGCCCTTGTACCAGAGGCGTATCTGGGTGTCGCTGACGGCCTGAAGCCATGCGTAACCGTTCGGGAGGCCGTTTTGCAGGTTAGTGAGATCGGTCCCGGAAAACTGCGCCCACATCGCAGTCGGATAGCCTTCGAGAATTGCCGGGGTCGCGTTCCCGACGCCTGTATAGAACGAAAATCCGAGCATCTGCTTCGTCGGCGCGACCGCTCCCGCCGTACCGACCGGCGCGACCCAGAGCGCGGCGACGCTCGAACCGGGACCGAGATGCCCCGAGTCGTAAGCAACCATCTGAATCGCCGCGCCCGCCGCGCGGTAGTTCCAGGTTGTGCCGGCCGAGTTGTAGATATTGCACGAAAGCGGCTGGTTTAAGGCAGTTTCGACGGGACCGCTCGCGATGAGGCCTACTATGTTCGAGTTGAACGCGCCGAATCCGCCGAGGCTGATCGGAACGCTTACCGGCGCTCCTGTGTTGTCCGTAGGCGTGATGATGATGGGCGAACCGCTGGCGGTGCCGAGCGTAATGATCTGCAAGCCGCCGACATGCGCCGCAGTGTCCCCCTTAACGAGCAGCGTCGAACGTGTCCCCGACATGCGGATGTTGCCGACAACCTGCATGGCGCCGCTTACGTCGAGCGTGTACGCGGGCGAAGCGTTGCCGATGCCCACCCTGCCGGTGTTGTCGAATACAACGAAGTCGCTTCCGGCGAAAAAGCGCAGGAAGTTCCCCGAGGAGTAAATCGTCCAGGAACCGCCTGTGTTGCGGTCGTTAGCGACGAATCCCGACGACGCGCCGGTCGTTGAGATCCCCCCCAAAACGTCTAATGTATTGGCGGGGATTTTCCCGATGCCGACGAAGCCCGACTGGTCGATCCGCATGGCCTCAAATAAACTGGTCGTGCCGTTTTTCACGACCCCGAAAGTCAAAGCCGTACCTAAGCCTGCGGCAGTCCAGGCCTGCGTCGTGATCGCCGAAAAATTGGCAGCGAATGCGTAACCGCTTCCGGTGTGGCCCGCGAATCGCACGCTGCCTACCGAAACCCCTGACGCAAGGGCGGTCTTAGCCGCGTTCGTTCCGCCCGCCGCGCGGAACGTCAGCAGGCCGTAACCAGATCCGAAAGAATCGAGGCCGACTTCGGGAAACGCATTATCCGCCCCGCACGCCTGGAGTGATCCATAGTTACCGTTGATGAGCGCCGGTGGCGCTGCGGTGTTGCCGTTTGCGACAAAGTGGCATTGCGGCGCCGCAGTCCCGAGCCCCAGGTAGCCCGCCGCGTTTGTGAGCCGCGCCCGCTCCGTCCACACGCTCGATGTGAGCGTGCAGAGCGTCAAGTCGCCCGGTGTCATCGTCCCGCTTGGAGCCCCCATGCTGACGCTCGCGCCGGTCGTCAGCGTGTCGTTCGTAAAGAAATTGCAGAACGGCGCGACGTTCGCCGCGGGCGCTCCGAGACGCACCTGCGGCGTGGCGGTCGCCGCCGTCGCAATGCGGATCTGCGGCGTCCCCCGAATGATGTCGAGCGGAAACGCCGGCGTGGTGGTTCCGAAGCCGACATTGCCGCCCTGATCGACCCGCACCTGTTCGGCGAGCGTGATCGAGTTATTCGCCGTCGTGGCGAAGGTGATCGCGGCGCCTTGGTTCGCGTCCGTCCATGCCTGCGTCGTCACCATGCCGATTCGGGCTCGCGCGCCGGTCGCGTATCCCGTAGCGCCGTAGCCGATACCCCGGATCGTCAGCAGGCCCGCCGCGTTCGGCATTGCGCTTTTCGCCGCATTCGTACCGGCTGCGGAACGGAAGGTGAATATCGGGGTTCCCGCACCGAAACAGTCGAGGAGGAAATCGCAGTTCTGCGCGTCCGCGCCGACGACGTGAATCGGCGTACCCGCTGCGCCGCTTACCTGCGACGGCGCGGCTGCGGAATTCATAACGATCTGGAGCGGGACGGGAGGCGTAGCGGTTCCGATGCCGATATTCCCCGCGCTGAAAAGCTGGAACGTGTTGGCGTTGATGTTCTGCGTCCACGGCGTCTGTGAGCCGCTTCCCGCCGTTCCGTTCGCCGCGGCTGTTACGCGCCCCTTCGCATCGACGGTTATGGTCGCGTTCGTGTAAGAGCCCGCCGCGACGCCCGACGCCGCGAGCGTCGCCGCCGCCGAGCCCGGACCGGTCGCCGTCACGTCGCCCGTAAGCGCCGTTATGCCTGCGCCCGAGCCCGTTGCCGCGGTCGTCTGTACCGTCCCGTCAGGGAAGCGAAACCCGCCCGTCATCGACGCGATGACGCCGTATACCGTGAGCGGGTACGTTCCCGGTCCCCCGCCCTGGATACAGACGTAGCCGTTCGCTGAGTCGATCCACATGGCCGAGCCCCAGGCGGGTGATTTGTAGACGGAAAAGATGAGAGCTGGTTGTCTCGAAGTACCGGGTACGGCGTTGCCGATTGCCACCGCGGAATTGGTCGTCGTGTCGTCGTACCAGAACTGAACATTTGCCCCGTAGCCGCCGCCGCCCGCCGCGATGTAAAACTGCGGGGAGCCGGCGCGGGCGTCCGCGATGCGAACGTGGTTTAAGCTCCCGTTGCCGGCCTGAACGTGGAGGTCCAGATAGACGGTCGGCGCGCTTGTGCCGATGCCGACAAAATTGGCGTGCAGCAGGCCGTGTCCGTTCGCGTCCACGTCCGTAGTCCAGGGCGTAAGGGGCGTTGGCGTCGCCGCCGTCACCTGTACCGTTCCGTCAGGGAACTTAAAACCGCCCGCCGTGTTGCTGATCTGGCCCGCGACCACGAGCGGAGGCGCTGCGTCGTCCGCCGCGGCGATCGTGACGTGTCCGAGGTAGTCGATTTCGAGGCGCTGTTTAGACGGACTCCCCGTATTTACGAAGATGTTGCCCTTCGCAACTATGTCGATCGCCTGGCCGCTTGAGAGTCCGAGCGGGTTGTTATTCGAGAGAATCGCGCCTGATGCGCCGTCCTTGAACTGAAGGTAGTCAATGTTAATCAGCGATTTGGAATTCGCGTCAATCTGCGTTAACCACGGCGTCTGAGTTCCCGGCGTGCCCTGCGGTCCCTGCGAGCCCGTTGCGCCCGTTGCGCCCTGCGGCCCCTGTACGCCCTGCGGTCCCTGCGCGCCGGTCGCGCCGGTCGGTCCCTGCGGTCCCTGCGGTCCCGTCGCGCCGTCCGTACCGTCCACTCCGGGCGGTCCCTGCGGTCCGGGCGGTCCCTGCGGCCCTGCCGTCGTGTTGATCTCCGCGAACAGCTTCGCGCTCTGCCCGAGCTTCCCGAAGTACTTCGGCTGATTGTTCAGGTCGCCGTTAAATTGTGGCTGCGCCATTCCTGCCCCTCCGTCACGGCGTCACGTCGAACACGACTTCGACAGGCCCCGCGAGCAGCGTTGTAATCCATCCGTTCGGGTCGGTTAGCTGAACGTCCCACACGTACGCCGTCCGCGTGAGCGCCGCCGTCTGCACGTGCGTGAGCACCATCGTAACGATGTTGCCGGCGATCGAACACGCAAACGACGCGGCGATATCCGGGTCATTCGTGCCCGCGCGTATCTGCGCCTGCGCCGTGTAGCCGGTGAGATCCGCCGCTGCGCCGGTCGAGTCAGTCACGGTGACGGTCGGCGCCATGTCATCGCCCCGGTAAATGCTCATCGTCGCGGGAATCGGCATATCACTCCGTTACCACAGGCGCGGTGAGCGCCGCGAGCTTCGCGGCCTGTCTCGCCCGGTCGATTGCGAGCCATTCTTCGGCCTGCGCGATCGCCTCATCGGTGCGGTCGCTGCGCTCGATCGCCGTTCGGAGTTCGGCGGGGAGCTTCGCGAAGCATTGCCGGCAGAACGGAAGCCAGTCGAACGGGCGACGCCACGATCGGGTACGCTCGCGCCCGCATGAGCAGATTTGCTTCGACATCAGCCCTTCCGTATCGGGACGGGCGAATACGTCCGCGGCCCGGTGCGATCAATGAGCGTGAGCGCCTCTATCTGCGGCTTGAGCAGGTACGCTTCGAGCGATTTCATGGTGACGGTCGCGACTTCGAGAAAGCGCGTCGCGCCGAGTTCCTTGCGAACGGCGGGGATGTCGAGGCGTCGTTCGAGCCCGCGCGCCGAAATGAGCACGCGGTACTGTTCGCCTTCGACCCTGAATTCGGCTTCGGGGTCGGCGTCGGCGACGAGCGCCTGCAGCCGTTCGCGGCATTTGTTATATCTGGCCTGGATGGGGGCGAATTCGTCTTTGAGCTTCGTGAGTTCGCCGAATTCGTCGCAGAGCGCCGCTGGTATCACCAGGACGGGGACGGGCGTTTTCGGTGCGGTCATACAGACCGTTATTCGACGCCGTTCGTCGTCTACTTCCCCCACGACTTCGCGTTTTTCGCAAACTGCGCGCGCCGGCGAGTCGCCGCGGACGCGCTGTTAAGAGCTTCGTTCAGCTTGCCCGGAGGAATCGGCTTGTCGGCGGGTACTCCGAGGTCGCGGTGCAGCTTGCCACGGTTCTGCGGTTTGATGCGGATAGCCATGCCGGGTTATTCGACCGTCACCGTACGAACGGATGCGAGCCCGTCACCCCGAGCAGCACGTAGAGCAGCCAGATACAGACGCAGACGATAAGCACCACGCGGATAATGCGCGCGATCGTCGCGTCCATCGGGATCTGCGTGATGACCCACAGGATGAGGCCCACGATTATCAGGACGACGACGACCTGAATCAGAAATGCGGGAAACATGCCCCGTTATTCGACGCGAGCGAGCAAGTTCGACCTACCAGAGCTGAAGTAAGCGCGGATCGCTGAGACGTTCGCGCGGAACGAAGTAGCCGGGCGGACGGCCCCGACGCAGCGGGCGCAGGAATTCGGGCCGTTTCGCGTCGTTCCCGTCGATCCATCCATGAACCCTGAACGCCGGCAGATAGCCCGTTACCAGTACGTAGCGCCGTGTCGCGTCGTCCTCGTTGTAGACAAGTAAATGCCCGTCGTCCTCGTGCTTCGTCCATCGCACTTCGATATCGGGCGGGATGTCGATTGTCTTCTTTCGTTTGTAGATGTCGCCGGCCCAGACGCGCCCGAGCGCCTCAGCCGCGGCGAATTCCGCGCACGCCGCCTGTACCTCATCCCAGGGGTCGAGATCCTCGCCGCCCCGTTCCTGGTTCTCGTCTGGTCGTTTAGCGCCCTCGTACGCCGCGCATTGGTGCATCGCTTTACGCATCGCGCCCACACGTACCGGCCATTCGAGCGCCGCCCGACTGAGAACAACTTCGAGCGTCACGCCGAGGTATTCGACGTTTCATCGAATCCGTACGCGATCACCGCGCCGGTCGGCGTCCGCCTGCGAACGTCCGCCGTACTTCCCCACTACCGGACGAACGCCCGCGACCGACGCCACCGGGCGAGGCATACGCATTATCACCACAACCGCGAGCGCGAGCGCGATCACGGTGTCATCGTGCGCCCCCTGCACGGCTTCGGCCTTGCCCTTCGGGTTAATACAGAACGTGAGCAACTCCGTCTGCGTGATCGGGTCGCGGATGATGAGCGCGCCCTGTCTGATCGCTTCGTCGAGGTAGCCGATTAAGAGCGGACGCGAGACGCCCGACGTGTCCCATCCGATGCGATCGCCGCGTACCTGCGGGTCCTGATCGGGCGTGACCGAGCGATGGTAGATGAGCCCCGCGGGATAGTCCGCGTTGAGCATGGCTTCGAGCATCGAGACGCCGCCGCCGCCCGGATTCCGTTCGCCGCACGTCTGCGCCATGTTGTACCAGCGACAGAGCGCCGCCATGTACCGCCCCGTTTCGCCCGGCATCATGCGCGCCCGCAGGACCGCGCATTGTTCGCCGGTATCGCGGTCGAGGACCTGGCCGACGCTGTAATCCGGGTCCGGTTGCCCTTCAACGGGCGCCACGTCGAGGCCCTGCGCGCAATCCGCGCCTACGGCGTAGAAGCGACCGCGTTCGGGACGGCGCCATACGCGGAGCGCGCCGCGGTCGCCGGCGTGGAAGACGATGCGCGTTTCGGTTCCGACCTGCGAGGCGTACAGTTCGCCGGCCACCGGGTCGCGCTGAATCGCGAAGGCCTGAATATGCGGGACGCTGAAACGATTCCGCGAGCTGGCGGTAAAGGCTTCCTCCGGCGTCGCCGGGTGTTCGCGCTGAAAACGAACCGTGTCGCCTAAGAAATCGTTGGCGATGACGTAGCGCCTCCATGCGAGTTGTTCGAGCGAGAGCCCGAACCGCGCCATCAGTTCGCGTTCTTCGCGGCTCAACGAGTCCTGAAAGCGATCGGGCGCGACGGCGAGCGGCAGGCGATTGCTCGAATGCTCCCACCAGCCCATGAACAGCCCGAGCCACTCCGAGTCGCTCGAAGTGTCCATCGCCTGCTGCCACATCGTATGAAACGGGTCGCCTATCGTCTTCGCGGTGCCTTCGATGATTGCCGTCGTATCGGGGAGCTTCGGGACCGCGGCCATGACCGCGCCGAGCGTTTCAGCCTGATGGGGATAGTACGGAAACTCCGAAAAATGCACGTTCGTTAAACGGAACGAACGCCCGAAGCCGCGCGAGCCCGCGGTTGCCACCTGAATAAAGCTGGATTCGGGGTCGCCGGCGAATTCGTATTCGAGACGTTCGGCGAGCAGGCGCGACGGCGGGAGCCCGATCAGCCCCGCGAACGGCCTGTAGAGATCGTGGAAGCGTTTGTATATCCCGAAGATGTTCTGAGTACTCCTGTCGTCATGCGCGAGCACGGCGGTATGCACGCCCGCCTGAAACGCGGTGTCGTGGAAGAAGCGCGCCGCGGTGCCGGTCGTCGCGTGAATGCGCCGCGCCTTCAGGTAAATGATGCGTACCGGGAGCCCCTTGTCGCGCTGGCGT